GTGAAGCTTTCCGAGGACTTCGGATCGAAGAATACGTTCGGCTGGTTGGTGCCGCGATCAATGGCGGGGCAGCCAAGTTCCGTGAACCAGATTGGTTTTGACTGCGGCACCCATGCGGTGGGCGTTCCGCTTTCCACCCCACCCGGCCGGTTGAAATGCGGCTCGGACCACCAGGCGCGGAGGTCCTTGAAACGGTAGACCCAAGGTTTGGCCGCTGCGCCATCGGTGATCGGCGTGCGGACCTGCGCGGCCCGGTCGGCCGTGCTGGCATAGAACCAGTCGAACCCCTCGCCACCCGTGATGTTGGATTGCAGATAGGCACAGTCATAAATCGCGGGTGCCAGTGCGGCGTCCGCATGATCAAACCCGTCGCGCCAATCCGAGAGCGGCATGTAATTGTCGATACCGATGAAATCTATGTTGGCATCTGACCAAAGCGGGTCGAGGTGGAAGAATACATCGCCGCTGCCGTCACCCGGCTGGTGGCCAAAATACTCTGACCAGTCGGCGGCGTAGCTGATCTTGGTGCTTGGCCCAAGGATCGAACGCACGGCGGCAGCCAGATCGCGGTAGGCCTGCACCGCCGGATAGGTGGTGGCGTTCGACCGGATCGTGGTCAGGCCCGGCATCTCGGTGCCGATCAGGAAAGCATCGACGCCCCCTGCGGCTTTGCAAAGATGGGCATAGTGCAGCACCATGCGGCGCAAGCCCCATTCGCCAGTGGGGCCGGTCCAACTGACGCTCTCCCCGGAGACGCCGAAGCTGGCAGGTGTCGCCGTGCCAAACAGGGATGTGACCTGTGTGGCCGCTGCGGCCGTTTTATCAACGGACCCGGCAAAGCCCGCCGCTGGGGAGCACGTGATCCGGCCGCGCCATGGGAATGCAGGCTGGCCCGCCCCGGCAGCGTTGGCGCTGTAAGGATTGGGTTTGGCGTTGCCGGTTGGCACATCCATCAGGATGAACGGATAGAAGGTGACACGCAAGCCACGTGCCTTCATCTCTCTGATCGCCTGCACCACCGCGAAATCCGCCGGGGTACCACCATAGACCGGGCGGTCTTCAGCGTCGCGGCTGACCAGAAAGGCATTGGCGCGCGAGACCCCGTTCACCGACCATGGCGAGGGTGTCGTGGTCTTGGCCAAAACCTCGACACCAGGCCGCACCTTGCAGTTCCCCGCGCGCAGATCATCGCCGAACCAAGCCACGACGAGGCTGACGCTTTCCACCGCCGGGGCCATGGATTGCAGCCGGTCGAGCGCCACGACGATGTCGGCGGTATCAGCAATCGCGTTCAGGTTTTCCGCAGTGGTCGCGCCGCCAGCGCCAGAGGATTTCTTGACCGGGGCCGTCGCATAGCTGAACTCGCCCGAGGCCGGGATCATCGTCACGGCCTTCACCAGCCCTTCGGCCGTGTCGGGATCCACAAGCGGCCGGAACACCTCGAAGCTGATCTGAGGCAGGCGGTTGCCGAAACCGCTGAGGTTCAGCTCCTCAAACACGACATAGGCCGTGCCGCGATAGGCTGGGGTATTGGCGGCACCCATCTTCGTCGAAATGAACGGATCCTGGCTTTGCACCTCGTCGCCCGGATACCAGCGCCAAGTGACGCCGGTCATATCCATGGCCTTGCCGTCGGCCCAAACCCGGCCGATGCCACTGATATGTCCCTCGCGGAGCGCCACGGCAAAGGAGGCATAGTAGCGGTATTCCGTCGTCGTCACCTTTGGCCCGCCACCTTTGCCGCCGCCTTGACTGGTTGTATTGGTTTCCTCGCGGAAATCGGTGGCCCAGATGATATTGCCGCCGATCCGCATCCGGCCAAAGAGCCGTGGGATCACGGCCCCTTCGGTCGCAGAAGTGATACGCAACCCGTCCAGCCGCGCGCCCTCGATTCGCTGGGCTGGTGCGAGGGATGACACGATCCACTCGTCGACCAAGGACCCGACGCTCGATCCGATGAAACCACCGATTGTGACAGCGCTGACACCAAGGAGAGTGCCGCCGATGGAGCCACCGATTGCAGCGCCAGCCGCGCCGAGAATAACAGATGCCATGTGAGGACTCTCAGATGCTGTTGGATGGTGGAAACAGGAAGGCGAAGGCAATGCGCCGTCGCCAGACAGGGGTCAGGACTTCCTCGACGACGCCCAGCCGCTCATAGGAATGGATGAAGCGGTCAGGCGCGGTCACGATGCCGACATGCTTGGCGATGGCGCGCGGCGTCATGCGGAACGGGACCAGCGAGCCGGGACTGATTTCAGTCGGTGTAACCGGGATCATCATGCGTCGTGCCCCCTCCGCCAGCACCTCATGGGGTCCGGTCTCGCCCCAATCGCGGCTGTAGGGCGGGATCGGGAATGGCTCATTGCCGACCACCTCGCGCCAGACACCGCGCGCCAAACCAAGGCAATCGCAGCCGATCCCGCGCAGGCTGGCCTGATCGTGATAGGGTGTGCCCAGCCAGCTGCGGGCGGCAACAACGACCAGGGCCGGACCGGCTCCAAACAAAGACTGGCTCACAGCACGTCCCCTTCATGGCCGCTGCCCCGGCTGGCATAGCGCAGCACGGCATCCTGGCTTGGGATGTCGGGAAAGCCCCGGAAGTTTGCGACATTCCCGAACTTGGCGCTGCAGGTCACCATGCGCTTGTCGCAACCAGCCCGCGCGATGAAGCTGTCGCCCCCGGCTATGGCGCGCACCGGCGCTTCCAGCAGGGTTAGGGTGGCGATGGCATCGGCCAATCCATGGGCCAGCACTTCGGTGATGCGCCCTGTATTGGCGCCGCTGGTCCATGTCAGGGTGCCTGAGGTAAACCAGCCCGCGTCAAAACCAGACAGCCCCGAGGCCAGGAACGCCCGGTCGCGCAACAGGTCGGTGATCACCCCCGTGCCCCTATAGAGAGCGTTTTCCAGATCGATCTGGCAGCGCACATCGCCCAGCGCAGCATCGCACCCCGCCTGAAACGTCCGCCCAACGGTCTGGCCTAACACATGCGCCAGCGACCGCACTTCCGCGACAAAGGCCATCCGCCCGCGCCGGATTTGGCCCACAGCACCGCGTCGCATCAGCACTCGCTGGCTGGTGTCCGCCCAATTCACTCGCCACAGTTCGACCCCAGCGTTGTCCCAGCGCCCGTCGAGAATGTCGGTCTCGGTGATCCGATCCGAGGTCAGCACGCCGCTCGCTTCTTGCGCATCGACGGCCAGATCGGAGCCGGAGCGGATTTCCGAGGCGGCAAAGCCGCTTTCGGGCTCAAACTCGGTGCTATCGAACACCAGCGCCCGATCATGATCTGTAAAGCCCAGCGCCACGCCATCCGTCCGCGAAATCCGCCAGCACCAAGACAGGGTCGTTGTGCCATCGTCCAGATGGGCTTGCAGTGCCGGGGACAGGGATTTCATCTGCGGATCTCCAGCAGGGGGATGGACGTGATCGAGCCTAGCCGTTCAATGTCGAGGGTGACGTCGAGCGTGTCGGTGTCGAAGCGCACAGGTACATCGAATTCGAATCCTGCGCGGATAATGACGCCGTTGGCAGGAGCAGTGGTAAAGGTGACCATGCCGGTGGTGGTATCGAGCGCCCAGCCCGACATCTGCTCCACAATGCCCATCGCAATCCGCACGGAACCAGTCACCGGTTTGGCAATCGTCCGCGTCCAGCTTTGGGCGCCGGATGCATAGCGCTTGGCCAGCTGGAAGGTCTTCAGGCTGCCTGTGCCGGTCCCGATCTGCTGATCAGTTGCGGATATCCCCTGCGAGGGCACTGAGGATTTGTAATCCGCCCAATCCTTGTACCGAAACCCATGCAGACGAGCGTTGCGGGCCTCGAAGAAGGCGACGACCGCTGCCAGATCATCTGCGCGGCGAATACCGTAGGCGACATCAAAGCGCCGCCGGGAGTTGGCCCAGCTGGCGTTGCGTTCCTCGTCGCCACTCGCAAGTTCAACGATCTGGGTGCGCCGTTCCGGCCCGCCACGCGCGCCGCGGCTGATATTGTCGGGAAACCGAACCTCATGAAATGCCATCACATGCCCCTCCGACCAAGCGATACGGCGCGGGCGATATCAGCTGCGACCTGCGTGCGGGATTGACGAAAGCTGTCGGAGTCACGTGCCATAATGGTGACGTTGACGGTGGGCGCGGCGCTTGACTGGCCGTACCCAGCCGCTTCCCGCCGCGACAACACCCGCTCGCCGCGCTGGAGGATCGCTGGAACCTCGTCAGGGCGCAGTCCCGCCCAGCCCC